TTGTTGACGTGTGTAGAGACGTGCTCCTGCGTGACTGACGCGCCTGCTGAAGGTGTGCCAAACAGCAATTGGCCGAGATCGCCGAGATCGCCCGCAAGTGCTTCCGCAATGTCCGGATACTCTGCCTGCAATCTCTTCAATGATTCGGCCTTGATCTCCCGCCTGCCCAGCCCGGCGTTCGCCGTGGTGAGTTGTTGCTGGATGTCGCCGAACTTCCCGAATACCTGCCGCAACTGCTTTTCTACCTTGTCCTTGGAGTCTCGAAGCTCCCCAACCTGGCCCAGCAACGCTTTGATCTCGGATTCCTTGAGCCCGGCCAGCACCGGCTGTTCCGCGTCGGCCGCTAGGGCGGGCGCTTCTTCAGTTGTGGTAGCGTCTGGCGGTTCGGTACTCGCGTCCTCTTTAGTCGGTACAACAGGCGTACCGCGCACCCGCCCGAAACCCGCGGCAAAAGATGCGTCAGCTTCCTGTTGTACTGCCGCGTCCTGCTCGGCAGTCGGTTGCGTTGGAACGTCCTGCTGTTCCGTCGTAAACTCCGTGTCCTGCGTCTGCTCGGCCTGTGTCGTCACGTCAACCTCTTGAAAAACAAAAAGCCCGCGCAAGGCGGGCTCTCAACTGTCGAAGGGCGTTAATTGCTTAAGTTACTTAAGTTACTTAACGTCGTCCGACTCCTGCGGCGTCGGCGGGTAGGCCAAGGCCAAAAATACTTTGCATTCAGCAATCCTTCCACGGATGCGCTCGGTCTTCGCTGCGTCGTGGCTGCCGTCGTTCATCGCGCGCCAGTAGTCAAGGCGCTCTTCGTAGTGTTTTTGCAGTTTCAACCAGGTCGGCGAAAACAAGTCACCGGGCAGGAGGACGGCCATTAGTGGTTCGCCTTCACGCCTGGTAAGCCTGCCCAGGTTTCGCGCGGCCCGCGGGTTCGGTCGGCGGCTTGGAGATTTGCTTGACCGTGTTGGTCTTGTCCGACATGCGCTCCTGAGCCTTGGTCTTGATGACCGTATCGGCGAGTTTTCCGCGAAGGCTGGTAACATTGATGGTCTGGTGGCCTTGCAATTCGGCATCCTTCAGTTGCGCCCGCAACTCTTCGACCCCAACGGTTACAGCGCGGTCGCGCTCGTTTTGGTCGGCTTGCCAGTTCAGCCTGGCCTCTTCGTAGGTGATCCTCATCTGCTCAATCATGACCCTGAAGTCTGCGGGCTGGTTTTGCTGGTTCTCCTGAATCTGCTTCCACTCTTCTTCGGTGTGCTGGAAGCGCTCCGGGTCGAGCTTTTGCGCCTTGCAGGCTTCGGCGAAGCACTTCCGCGGGTCCGCCCCGTAGTTCGGATTAAGCGATGCTGACACCAACTGGATGATGGCCTGGTTCTGCAGGTCGCGCTCCACCAGCACGGATGACGCCCTGGCATCGATGGTGAAGTCGCCCTTTTCCTCTGGGTTCTCGCCGTGCTGCATCAGCCAGTCGTAAAAACGACCCACATGCGGTTCGGTAATGCAGTCGTCGAACAAACGTGCCATTCTGCGCAGCACGCCCGATGCGTTGTTCTGTAGCATAGTCATGCCGCCAACGGTCTCCGGCGCCTTGCCCTGCTGACCCTGCAGCAGCATCGGCATGCCGGTCACGTCCTCAGCCATCTTCAGATAAAACTGGATGATCGCCAGCAGTTCGACCTGCCGCGACGGGATCTGGAACGTGATGAAGGCGTTTCTAACATCCTGAATATCGGCGTCCGCCCTAGCCTTCCATAGTTTATTAGACCCAATGCGCATCACGCCATCAACAGGCTCTACGACCCCGTCGAGCATCACGATCTGCGACCCGGCGGAGACCGCAGCGTTGTCCATCATGTTGCGTGTGCCGGCATTGATCCCGCGCTGCGGCACGCTGATCTGGTGGCCCACGCCCATGCCGGCCCAGTGGTCCTCCGCCATCTGCCAGCACATCACATCGTATGGAAACTCGCCCGAATCCAGCGGGTTCCGTGCTGCCTTAATCACGCGGTTATTAACCATCGTCACAACGGCGTCGATGTAGTCGTCCTGCATCTCCGAGCAATCGCAGCCCGCGGCCTCCATGTCGTCGCGTTCGATGGTGCCGGTAAAATACCAAATGTCGAAGGGTCGCCGGCCGATGGTGTCGCGCGGCGCGAATTTCGCCGTTTCCGCGGTCGGCAGTTGCGGCCCTTCTTCAAGGACGGCGTCGATTTGGCTGTCGATATAACCAGGCGTGCCTTTCAACTCGCGCAGCGCCTTGCCCGTGATGTCGTCGCGCTCCCAGCAGTACGAACCGTCGTGGATGTCTTGCCCGCAAGTTCCGTCCGGCCAAAAATTCCACGGCTTGATGCGCATGGACACCGGGCTGATCTTCTCTTCCACGGTCATGCGCATCTGGCCCTGCGGGTCGAAATCTATTCGCGCCTTGCGCTTCCTGACCGGGACCGGCCCCTTGAGAATGCCGACGCCGATGCGCGCCGCATCTTCCACGACCTTACGCCCCTCGGCGTGCCACTGGCATTCTGTCAACCAGTCGGCAATGCGAGTCTGCGCGCGCTCGGCCTTTTTCTCGGCCAGTTCCAATATCTTCTTTGCTAGGTCACCCTCTGTCGCCTGCCCGCCGTCAGGCAGGTTGACCAGCGCCTTGCTTTCGGTAGCGTCCGACAGCTCCGGGATCGGCGTCGCCTTAAGTCCCCAGGGCCGGTCATCCGTCGGGAACAGCATGTCCGCCACCCGCGCCGCGGACGCATCCACATACGGGCGCGTGATGTTCAGGTACACGGTGCTGCCCGTCAGCGCCTCCGATCTGGCAATCTGCCCTACCGGTTTTGAGGCCCATCCGCCGCGCCTGACATCCCGATTCCGCTGGTTGACGTTGTCGTACCCCTCATAGGCGTTCTGCGCGTCGGCCCACTCCTGTTCAATTCCGGACTGGTCGCGCGCCGTGATGGCGTCCTTGCGGTAATCGAACAGCGTCTGGCACAGCCCATCCAGGCGCGCGGCCCGCTCGGCCTCCTGGCGTTTCATTTCCTCTTCATCCAGCGCCATTTCTTCGGGCGATAGGTCCGGGCTGAGTTCGTCTTCAGCGGGATCCATGTCGCGCGGCTGTTCAATATGCATCAATAGCCCATACTCCGATCAATAGGCACCCACGGATCGGTTTTAACGCCCGATCCGCCCCTGGCCGGCTTCCATCCCTGGCCGAACTGGCGGAACGCATCGGCGTAATTCGAGGTCCAGTCGTGCAACGGGTAGTTGCGAAATACCTGGTTCTCTTCATCCCACTCCCTTCGGTAATTTTCCAGCGCAGCAACGCCATCGGCGCAACCCTCGGTATCAAAACAGCATTCATCGAACTTGGCGCGCGTCTGCTGGATGCCAATACTAATATCATCGATCCGCGGGACTATAACGAAATGGTGACCGGGCATGAGGTCTTGCAGCAGTTCTTTCCAGGACTTGACGTTGTGCGCCCCGAGTCTGCGAACCCCGGCGTCATGCGGCAAAAAGTGGCGGCCAAACGTGAATCCGGTTTCCAGCAGCCATTTCACGTACCAGTCCAATGCTTCCGAATGGTTCTCAACGCAGCGCAGAAATCGGTGCTGTTGGGATACGTGCTGCCCGCACCAGATCGCCGTCGTGCCGGAGTCTTTACTTAACCCCAAGTCCCAGTAGGTATCCACCGGGGCAGATCGGACATACGGAACTTTAACGATTCGATCACCTGCCCGGGCCCGCTCTATTTCCACGGTGTAATAAGCGCCCTTGATCTGCGGAGTTTCCCACAGCCCGCGCAACAGCCGGTCCTGGTCCTCCTTCTCCAACAGCAGTAGGTTCGCCCGGTAGTCACTGCCCAGGTGCGGGTTGTCCGCCAGCTTGGCCGGAATGAATCGCCGCGCCCTGGTGAACACTTCCCGCGTTTCCGAATCCATCATCTCGACCTCAATACGCGCTGCCTTGCCCGAGGTCGAAATGCCGAACCGATCCTTCACCCACTTGAAGCCGGGACCGTCCGGGTTTGTCGTCGACCGTACATATAACGGTATCGTACGATCCACGCTGCGCACCCGGCTTATTAGGTACAGATACGGCCCATTTGTCGGCCAGAGCGTCAATTCTTCCCACCCGACGTACTGGAACGCCCGCCCGCGGTAGCGGAACCGCTCGATGTCCCGCTGAATAAACCCGAATTCCACGCGGGCACCACTCGGAAATGTCCAGACATGCGCCTGTTTGTCGTACCTGGCGCGGCGGTCGTAATCAAGGTAAATCTCGTGACTGCGGTCGATTAAATCCTTCAAATCCGGAAAGGTTTTGCGGAAAATGATCGCCTGATATGCGCGCTTCTCAAGGTGCGCTGGCTTTCCTTCGGCCGCCGGACCAAGCCCAAGCGCGTCGACTAGGATGCCGTCCGTTTTTCCGCCGCCCGCCGCGCCGCCGTAAAGCACCTCGAATTCGCTCGCCGACAGAAATTCCGCTTGTCGGTCGGTCGCCGCCCAGGCCGTTACTTCTTCCGCTACTTTTACTGCTTTAGCCGCTTCCAACCTGTTTTCCGGGAACAATAAAGATGCGGGCCACAGCATTACCCAACTGATCGTTGTCTCTCTCGTACAAGCCGTGGTACTTCATGGCCTTTTCCAGAGCGGCGTTTTTGTCGTGTAGCCTGACCTTTTTGGAACATCCAATGCTTTTGCCCTCGTCACCCATCAACTCATCAACATCAAAGCCGGACACAGCCGCCGCTGAATCGTCGTCCAACTCATGCGGCAACTTAAGCGTGCCGTCCTCCCGGTAGAGCTTGCGGATGTCCGCATAGGACAACCTGGCAACCTCGCGCAATGTGCGCTCCGTCGTTAATTCGTATTTACTCAACACCTTGCCAAGCCTCTCGCGCAAAAGGGCGGCAACCTCCGGATGCCTTATCATTTTGCTGCCAACCACTTCGGCGCCCTTGCGGCTGTATCCGGCATTGATTGCAGCAACCTTGCCGTTCCCGCCATTGGAAAGGTACGCCTCGACGAACAACGCTCGCCGGTGCTCGGCCGACATCTGCGACGTGCCGCCAACCTTTACCGTTTTCTGGCGAGCCTTCGATGCCCTCACTAATGGCTTAGGCTTCTTTACTAATAACTTAGGCTTCTTTACTAATGGCTTAGGCCTCTTCACTGCGAACTCCTCCGGCTCCAAGCGGCGCCGCCGCGCTTGTTGTTCAGGAGCAAAACGGCGGCGCCGACTAGAATCATGGAATTCGGCCCCAGGTTCCACTCCGGATGGAAAAGCGGGTACAGCACGGCCCAGAAGGCACCGACGGCAAGAAACCAGTGAGCCACCCTGACGCCGTGCGCCGTCTGTCGTGACATCAACCAGATAATTCGGCCACTGACTAGAAGCAACGCAACAGCCAGCGCTGTGTGAATTATCGCTAATGCTTCCATGATTCTCATTTACCTTTGAACATGCGGATGAAAAACAACGGATCCTCCTGAAACTTGCCGGCTATTTTTATGATTCCCGGTACCAGCGTCATACCGGTCAGGCCGAATAAGAAGCCATAAGCAGCCTCGATTTTGTCCAACCACTCAACGCCTAGCGCCGGGTCTCCGCCGTGAAGCAGGCCCGCAGTGTAGGGCGACGGGATCGGAGCTAAGAACACAGCGCATCCGAGCCCGGCCAGTACCGCGGCGATACCCTGCAGCTTGGTTAGGTCCTTCAGGAAGCTCAGCGTGACGACTCCCCCGGCAAATCCAGCCACCAGGGTTAGAAGTTTTATCCCGAGCCAACTGCCAGCAACTGGTTCTGTCATGTTTCTCTGTCCCTCAGTCTGGCAGCTCGTTGATCCTGGCCTGCGCCCCGGCAATGGCGGCATCGGCAATGTCGGATAGAGCCGCTTTAATCTCTTCGCCCGTGGCTCCAGCCTCTTCCATAGCCTTGATTTTACTGAGGACGGCCTTGCGCTCGATGCCAATGGCGATCAGATTCAGCGCCATCTCGGCAATCTTCCATATGACCGGATTCATGGCTGCTTCCTCGCTTCGGCGGCCACCCGTTTATGCAACGCGGTCGCCAGTCTATTTATCAGCGCGGCCTGTGATTGCGCAGAGCTTATATCCCCGAGTTCGAGCAGGGCCTGTGCGGTCTTAACCTGTTCCCGCAGACGCTTGACCTCATCCAGTGCCGCCTGCGCGTCAACCTTGGCCATGATCCCGCTCTGTGCGTTGTTGCCGATTACATTTGCCGATGCGGTAAGAGTCAAGTTCGCCTCGTTAATGACGCTCTGCGCTATCTGAGCGGGCGGCGATAGGTTTGCATCGACTTTCAGCGTATCTCCAGCCAATTCCTGTAGCCCCGCGCAACCCATCATGCCGCCGGACAGCAACGCCAAAGCCACCAAGACCGGCAACAGGGGCCAGCGAATGAAGCCCGATGCCTTGTTATGCAGTTTATTCAGAGCATCCGATGCGGTTTTGGCTGGACCAGGCTGGATCAAAGCGTCTACGACAAGTCCGGAGGCGAACCAGGCTTGCAGGAGCGTCACGCCATTGGCGCCGTCCATGTTGACCTGCCAGATGCTCGCAATCGCAGCGCCCAACACACCGAGCGTGCCCCATCCCAGCGGCTTGTCGTCGATAAGCCAGTAGGTGATCGGGCTCCAGGGCGCCAGCCCGCGACGGGCCTGACTGAGCCAGCTTGTCAAGGCGCCGGCGATCAACGCCAGCGTGGCCCAGGCCTGCGGGTTTGCGGTCACGATTTCGTTCAGCATGTCGAATTCCTCTACGGTTTAAAGGTCCGCCTACCGGATCGCGGGGAGCGCGTGGTTAGATGGACCCAGCCTGGCGTGTCTTCAGGGCTCTCGCGATACAAGTCATAATCTTCTAGTTTGCTGTTTCGGCCGTCGGTGTACTCAAAGAGGTCTAGCCAGCGGTCGAAAGCGTTGCCCGGGTCGTAGTCATCCATACCGGCCTGCGCCCTTATTGGGTCGCGGCTCCAAGTTCCGTCCCTGGCCTGTATGAAAAGGATTTTGTGCGACGACCGGCCAGACCCCTCTTCAGTTTCCAGCCGAAACCCGCCGCCGCCGCTCCCGCCCTTCCGCCCGCTGATTTCGGTTCCGGTGTCCGGATCTATTACCGGGGCTCGCCCGGTGGATGCGTAGTAGTCATTTCGCAGTGCCTGGCGGCGCAGCAGCATGGTATTGGCCGCGTCCTCCTGTTCCGGCAGGTGCGGCTTTTCCTCGCCGGTGGTCGGGTTGCGGAAAAACTCCCGGAGAGTAATCATGCGCAGCTCGGCAGGATCGGGGTGGCCAGCCGTAGACCTACTTTATGTAGAACGGCGGCCTGTAGGCTGTAGGCCTCCACCTCTCGCCGCAACCAATCCGCGCAGTCCCTGGCATCGCCGCCGCTGGACCATTGCAGATAGTGGACCATCTCGTGGAATAGGATGGCGCGGGAAAATGGGTCGTCCATGTCCATTTCCATGTCGATGAAAATCATGTTTTTTGCCTGCAGACCGTGGACGGCGCAGTCCCGGCCCGGGCAAGCGACAGCACGTAGCTTCACGACATGGACCAGGTGGATTTGCGGCGCCTGCTCTGGCAGCTTATACCCGCTTACGCTGTGTGCCATCGCGTAGATCACTGCCGCAGTTTCCGGGCTCAGATCTCCCGCATTGGCGGGGATCAGAGGCGCGGCGGCAATGGCAATCAGGCAACTAAGAAGCCGGCGCATACACCCCCCGTAATGACTAGTCGGCGTGCGGGAATTACGACATATTCGTCAGAATTCTGTACTTTCCGCCCAGTTCGTGACTAATCGGCCAGAACGCAGACGTTCACCACAAAGAAAAAGCCCCGGGCAGGTGTCCGCCAGGGGCTTTCTGTGAATGTATCTTATACCTTCGCTATCATTGGGACGAAATGTATAGGCTTCGTAAACTTCTGTCAACTCCCGTCAACTCCCGTTAACTCCCGTTAACTTCTGCTAACTCCGGATCTCGGAGCCTCGCATTGGATGCCTCGCTTTCCCGGTAACCCGGCGCCTGGCACTGCCTTTGCTGCCAGTACCTCAGACTTCTCCTTCCCGCAGGAACGTCTCAGCCTCCTCGCGCGAAGAGAAGGGCATGTAGTCCCCGCCATTCCAAAAATCCCAGGTAAAAGTTTCCTCAAGCGCCTCCAGCGCCTCGGCCTCGCTGTCGTAAGCCGCGACCAGGTGCGGGTTGCTGCCCTGATGGCCCCAGCTCCAGAGCTCAAAGCCTCGCAGATGCATGATCGGGCCTACGCCACGCGGCGTAGTGGTCTCCTCGACGTACCCGTCCAGGTCACGGATGGATGACTCGATAATCGTTTTGTCGTCTTTAATGATGAATACGACCTCATTTAAACTCTTAATTTTGTTGCTCATTTTGCTTCTCCTTTGCGGCGTGGGGTGCAACATTATTACGCCTTAATATTAAGCCGGAGGGTCGATGCGGTCATCTTGCACTGCGCGCCCGATTTTTGCCCAGGCGGAATCTTCGGCGCCATCGGCCAGGTCGGCGAGCACTTTGGCGATCATGGGACTATTTTTCCCGGATAGTGAAATACGTTCAGTCATCACTTTTGTCCTGTAGCCGTTGTTTTTGCCATTTACGGGCAACCCGTGCCAGGCTGTCGATGTCGGGGCCGCAACTGAGCGTAGAACCCATAAATCCGCCCCGTTCACATATTTGTTGGCCGAGTGTTCCGGGCTTTTCGCCGGACGTCAGGCGCACATAACCGCCGCCGTTTGGCGCGAAAAATTCTAGTTTTCCGGAAATTCTTGAATTTAGCGTAAATTCCATTTTAATTCTCCTGGGTGAGAGTTCATGCGCAATCGTCGCAGCGGCCAGACGCCGGGTTCGTGGAAAACGGATATTCCCCGCGATGGCCCGTCTGGCCGCAGGATCGGCAGCTCATGACTGGACGCGGATCCACGGAGAGAGGCGCGACCGGCGCCGGCTTGATACGCAACTGGGAGTGCCAGTTGCTGCCGTAGGAGATTTCGCGACCGGTTTGCAATAATGCCCTGACCGCGTCAGGGCTGGTTTTCTGGTATTCCGCCGCCAGGCCGATGAACTCGTCAGTACGGTCTGGTTCGTTAGTGCTGCTCACGGTCATCCAGTTACCATTTCCAAGTTGGCGTTCGATGTTCATTCTGAATTCCTTACCCCTGCTCACCGGGGCCTAGTGTCATGGCCATTTGCGACCATGACTGAACATTACACACCTATTATATATGTGTCAACCATTATCTCCGTATAATATTACTTGACACGTATTGGTTGGGTGTCTATATTTGGTCCCTGTGACTATGACTGAGGAGAGACGAAATGAAATGGAAAATCACCCGCAATTACATCGACGGCAGAGGCTGGCGCGATGACGAGCCGTCAATCGACTTGGTCCATCGCTTCCGCCTGCTGGACGATGACGGCAATCTGTACTACGAGGGCACCTCAGACGACAGCGCCAGCCAGTTAGCTTTTGCCCCGCTAGATTGGGCTATGGGCGTCGGCTGCACCGAAATCCAATACCTGCAAGACAGCGGCGAATGGATGACTCTTTGGCGGCGCTGAACAGTTTCGAGCTTAAGTCCCTTTCCCAAAGCCTTCGGGCCTTGGAGTAGTCACTAACTTTTTAACCATCTAATCATACCGTCATTATAACTCGAATCTGTCACTAATAGCGAGTATTAGCTAACTTTTCAACAACTTAGAGGATTTAAGGAGCTAGATCATGACAACGCAAAAACAAATTAGGGCGGCTTTTTGGAGCGCTATGAAGGGTACTAATCAGTACGATCAGACCAAACGGCAGAATGATCAGCCGGCAGATATACGCTGCGCCTTTGTGGATTTTGTCGACAGCCTGGCCAAAAGCGGCGAAATATCAGAGCGACTAGCCGAAAAAGTCACTCTCTAACCCAGCCTACCCGCGCCGACCGGATGTCGGCACCGCCTGAGGTCTTGGACCGAAGGCAAATCTCAAGGAGATGCAAATGACTACAGCACGAGTATATGTGTCCACCCAACTAGCAATTAATGCAGGCATCAACGATCAGGGTTGCCGAGATATAGAGGTCGATGTCACGCTGCTGAGTGCAGAACAGCGTTCAGTTCTCGCGCAAAAATACTCCGAGCGGGACAAGATGCCCGTTATACATGGGGCTGAATCCCACAGCACCGAGGCGGTAATGCAGATTCTTGACCGCGAGATTGCGGAACAACGCGACCTCGCAACGCAGCGCGATGCGCACACCGCGCAACAGATCGCCTGGTACGTGGCCGCGCCACTGGAGCAACTAATACAACTATTGTGGTCAGGTGGCGGGCATACCAGGAAGTGGAGCGCCGTAGATCCCTGCGCGGCCCATACTCCGAGGTTCGATCGCTCCGCGGTCGAAGCGGACCCGGGGGTAGTGACCAAGCGCGCGGAGATCGTGGCCGAGGTCGCGGTGCTAAATACTCTATTGGCTCTCGACGATGCGGAAAAAGCGGCTCGGGATGAGGTCGCGCGCGCCTCCGCGACAGCGGTCGCGGATGCTGCTTCAGAGGCGGCCGCATCCCGGAGGAAACAGCAGCTTGACGCCTGGGTCTTGGCGAACGGGACCGCGGGGCAGAAAAAGCGCCACGCGCGGAGCTTGCTGGCCGAATCGGAGATCGTGGACGGGATTCGCGAACAGACGTTTTCTCAAATGGAGAACGCGCCAAAATATGAAAAAATCACGGAGATCGAGGTCCGCCAGGAGACCGATGCGGATGACGATGATGCCGTGGAGTTCGGCGTAATTGATGCGCCGTTTGCGCCCTCAGATGGCGCCATTGAACTGATGGAGCGCGCGGAGGCGGCAATCCCTGGCTCAAAAGCAACACTGAGACTCCATAAAGGCGGTCTAAAATCCGCCGACGAATGGGCGATCGAACGGTACAGCGTCCACGTTGCGGTGCAGGTCGGAGAGCTAAACCTGAGTCGCGAATACGCGGTCCTCGAAGGGTAATTGGCCAGCGCCCCTGCTCACGCGGGGGTGCGGCAGGTGGTCGCATGCTTGACCGAATGCTTGAAGTAACCACTAGGAGATCAAAAATGTACAAAACCTACTCTATCCGTTCGTTCATTCTCGCCATAGTCGTCAATGCCTTGTTCTTGGTAGCTGTAGCGCACTCACTGCAACCTATCCGCGCGCAATGCACAACCGACACCGAATGCGCGATGGAATGCGACGGCGGCCCGGCGGGCACATGAAAGCCTTCGCCAGCATCGCCAGCGCTCAATCTTTCGCGGTTAAAGAAGGGGATACGGCTGAATTCTTGGATTCGGCGCTAGTAGCTGTGGCCAGGGTAGAATCTTGTGAAGAGACACTAAAAAAATTAGACACACTCCGGGAGCACGTTAGGGCAATAGACGCTGCCCATGCCGAGCAAATAAAGAAGATTGATGCAGACTACGACGATCAATGCGACCTGATTGAAACCGCCTATCGGGCGAAGCGCGATCCAATAGTTGCCGTTTACAGAGCTTTACGGAAAGAGAGTGGATACTAACTTGATGAACCGCAAACCAGGGCGACCTCTAACCGGGCCGAACCGAAAGGTGCGCATTAACGTAATGTTGGACCCGGCGCTTGCCGACTGGTTGCGCGAGGTCGGGCAGGGTAACCTGTCGCGCGGCATTACCCTTGTCGCGCTCACCCAACGGACCGTCGCGCGCGAAATATAGCTAATTCCTCTATATTTCGCGGGCGGTCACGGGTACGAAGGTCGGCGAATCCGGATCTGTGGCT